CTTTGATAAATTAAATTTAGATAAACTGGCAGACTTATACGAAGACCGTCTATTTCTACCAAATGGATTAAACAATCCTCAGAATAAAGTGGATGCTTTACGCCAACAACGACAAGCACAGGCGCAGAGACAACAAGCTTTGACTGAAGGATTACCTGCAATGGCATCAGCAATGGGAACTTTAAACAAACAACAAGGAGTTAAAAGATGAAAAGTGTTTTATTATTAATGGCAGTAGTATTTGCAGCTAGTTTTGCAAGTGCATTTCAAGCAAGCAACGGTACTACTGATCTAAAGAATTTTAATAAGATCAAGTGTAGCACTGGTCTTACGTGCAGCCGTTCAGGTGATGCAATGTTAGTAGTATCTTCACCTTCTATTACTGGACCTTTGTCTGTAACAGGAGCCATTGTTGGAGATGGCACTGGAGCACTCAGTGGTATGAAGCAAAGCCAAGTAGCTTCTACTTCTGTAGCTATCGTAGCTGCACAGTGTGGTAAAACATTTGTAAGCAATAGTGCCGATGTAATGGTACTACCTGAAGCATCTACCGTTTTGGGATGTAGACTTACTTTTGTTGGAGGAACTGCAGATGATTTCGATATTAATCCTGCTGACGCAACTGATACTATTGCTGCTATTACTGCCTCTGGTGGTACGATTACTCCCAGTGCTGGTGACGCTATTCGTATTACTGACATTGGTGCTTCTGTTGTTTTGGAAGCTATTGGTGCAAACGCTTGGGCTGCTGTAAGTCATAATGGCGTATTAACCGACGTCGATTGATATGTATACTGAGGACCAGTTAATAGACATTAATAATGAAGAACTAAAAGAGCGCGTTGAACATAGAGACGCGCTCTTAGCTATTCAAACAATCATGACAAGCGAAGCGGGCAGACACTTCATTAAGTATTTATTTAAGAATCTTGATGTTGGTGAGCTGCCAGAGTTTGGATTGTCAGGTGAATTGCTAATGGACCGCTTAGGGTTTTTAAGAGCTGGCAACTCAGTGTTTAAATTAATTGCTGAAGCCAACTCAGAAATTACAGGCCAAATAATAGGACTAATAGAAAAGGAAAAATATGCACAAATTGAATATGATCAAGTTCGAGAACGAGCCAGAAGTTAATACTGGCGGTGGCACTGAATCTGCTTTTGATGACTTTGGTTATGCTAAAGTTGAAGTACCTGCTGCAGTAATTCCTCCACCTGTACCACCACCTGTAATTACACCAGGGACCGGATACAATGAGGAAGCACCTAAGGATGAATCTATAGTTCCCCCCGTTGTTCCACCTCCTGTAATCGACCTTGGATACGAGCTAGATGTTAAGGACGTGGATCCAAACATAACGCTAAAAGTCAAAGAGTTTGCTAAGGCTAATGGGTTAACTAAAGAAGCTGCACAGGCTTTTTTAAACCTAAGAAAAACTGAAGCTGACGAAATGAAAGCAGAGGAGATCAAACGTGGAGAAGAAACTAAGAATCAAATTGGCACAATTAGAAAGTCGTGGGACCAAGAGCTTAGAAATCATAGTGAGTTTGGTGGAGAGAAATTTGCCGCTAATCTTAAAATGGTTGAAAAGATCCTATCAGATTTTATGCCAGAAACTAAAAAGACATTGACAGAGCGCGGTGGAATGCTGCCTCCTTATGTAATGAGGGATTTCGCTAAATTAGGTAAACATCTTTTTAGTGGTGATAGCTTTGTGCAAGGAGATATTTCCAACGGTGGCGACGAACCTCAGAAAAAAGAAACTAACCCTTTAGATTTTTATAACTGAACTTAACAGGAGAACAATATGTCAACTGTAAAAATGAACAACAGATTGCTAACTCTCGCAGATGTTGCGAAAAGCAAAGATAAACAAATTGGTGACGTAGCAGAAGTTCTAATTCAAGAGAACCCAATGCTAATGGACATCCCTTACATGGAGATGAACAAAGGTACAATCCATGAAGAAGATATCCGTTCTGGTCTTCCTACTGTTTATTATCGTAAAGCCAACCAACCTATTCCTGCTTCTAAGACTACTACTGAGTCACGCACATTTACTGCTGCGCACTTTGAGTCTAAATCTCAAATGGACACTAAAGTAGCTTCACGCGGTGGAATGGATAGAGTTTCTTACAACCGTTGGAACCAAGCACAAGGTCACATCCAAGCGATGGCTCTTGAGCATGCTTCATTGACTATTTATGGATCTCCAGATTCATCTACTCGCAAAGTAGCTGGTTTGATGGACATCTACTCAACTGTAAATACCTCTACTGATGAGACTGCTAAACAAGTAGTTGATGCTGGTGGTACTACTGGTGACAACACTTCAATCCTTTTGATCAACTGGGGTCCAAGAGCAATCTTCGGAGTTTACCCTGCAGGTACTCAATCAGGTTTGAAACGTACTGATCGTTCACCAGGTGGAAAAGAAATCCAAATTGCTGGAACTGATGAAACCGGAGCAACTGGTACTTTCTGGGGATTTGAAGAAGATTTCGAAATCGATCATGGTCTAGTTGTAAAAGACTATCGCCAAGGTTCAAGAGCTTGTAACATCGATCCAGCTTTACTTAAGTCTGGTGTTGGTGCAGCCAACCTTATCGATATCATGATCAGCATGATGTACAAGATCCACACTCTTAGCAACGGCAACCCAGTGTTCTACATGAATAGAACAGTTGAAGCTTTCTTAGATAAACAATCTTTGACTGCTGTTGGTGCTGGAGCTGGAATCACTTATCAAAACTATCAAGGTGAGCGCGTCTTGAGTTTCAGAGGTGTTCCAATCCGACGTGCTGATGCGATCTTGGAAACTGAAGACAGAGTAGTTTAATTTAGTTTTAAACAACGTGGTGGTCTTCGGGCCACCATTAATAAATTTTAATTTGGAGGTCTCTAATGAGATGGGATATTGAAAATCAACTTTGCCGAGCACAAGCTTTTACTGCAACTGCAGTTTCTGCATTTTCTTTTGAAAAACAAACTGCTGCTCAAGACATCAGCATTGGCCGCAGAATGGCTTTGACTGTATTACCTACAGTTGATGCAGGTGCAGGTTCTACTCACGTACTAGCTTGCATTCAAGCTGACGACGAAGCTCTTACTTCTAACGTAGAAGTATTAGGTTCAGTTAGTGTAGCTGCTGCAGCTTTGGTAGTTGGAACTGAATTTGAAATACCAATTCCTCAAGGTGTTATGACTAAGAAATATGTTGGTTTCAGAAATTCAATTTCTGGTGGAACCACTACTGTAACTTTGGATGTTTATCTTGTTCCTCAAGATGAGATTCCTAAGTATAAGTCATTTCCTAAAGTCGTAAACGCGGCGGTATAAGATGGCAGGCGAAGAGAGACCATCTTCAAAGATTATGCCGCGACCTATGTCTTCTGAGATTAAACCCTTAGAAGCACAGGTTGAAGGTTCGATTAAAGTTGTAGCCCTTCTTAATGGTTGGTATAAATGTTCTCGTAAAGTAGCTGGTGAAGTTTTCACAATCGAAAACGAGAAACAACTAGGTAAGTGGATGAAGAAAATTTAATGAATGAGGGAGTAGTATGTATTCAAAAGTTCAAATCTATAATTTGGCTCTTGGTGCGCTACTCCTAAATAAAAGAATAGCGGACGTCGATACAGACACTTCGACGGAATGCCAGACTTTAAACATTCATTATCAGGCTGCACTTGTTACTACACTTGAAGATCTAGATTTAGATGGCATTTCAGTAGAGATGCCACTTGAACTGATTCAAGAAGAACCAAATGATAATTGGTTATATGTTTATAAATATCCTTCAAATTGTGCATTCTTTAGACGTATTCAAAGTACAGTTTTAAAAGACACTAGAGTCACTCAGATCGCAAGACGAGTAGGTAACTTAAACAATCAGCGTGTGATCTACACAGATCAGCAAGATGCGATTGGTGAGTACATACCTATCGATGTACCTCTTAACATGTTATCGGCCAGTGCAGGGCTTGCAGTTGCGTATAAACTAGCAATCCTTTCAGCACCATTAATCTCTGGTAAAGCGGCTCTTACATTGAGGAAGTCAATTCAAGGTGATTACTTGGTGGCTAAAGCTGAAGCAATGGAAAAAGATAGATTAGAAAACGCCAACTTTGAATCGGATGAAGAACAATCTGAATTTGTTCAAACTAGGACTTCATAATGTATCACGTACAAGCAAGTTTTTCAGGTGGTGAATTAGATCCAGCTCTCCACGAGCGTACCAATTTTGACAAGTATCAAACAGGTTTAAAGACTCTTAGAAATGCTTTCGTTGGGAAGACTGGAAGAATTACATCAAGACCTGGTACGAAGTATTGGAAAGGTATTAAACAGGTTTCTATTGCTTCATCTGTTATAGTAACAGGTAGTGATATATCTGATCTTTTTTCTTCGTTGAGTGATACAAATTATGGAACTGGTACTAAAGTAAGGTTCACATCTACTGGTACACTTCCTACTGGTATCTTAGCGGGTACTGATTATTATACTATTCAAGTAAGTGCTACTAGTTTTAGAGTAACTACAACTTTTAACTTAGCTAAACTTGGAACTTATTTATTACTTGGTTCAGATGGAACAGGTACTATTACTTGTTTTGTTCAGAATGATTCTGGTGCAGTTAAATCTTCACTTTTATTTCCAATCAAATATACAGACTACATTTTAGAAATGGGTCACGCATATATAAGAATCCATAATACAGCACTCAATACTTATGTTGAATCAATGTGGCCTTTTATTGAAAGTGATTTAGAAAATATTCAACCTGTTCACAGTGGACCTTATGTTTACTTTTTTGCATATGGTTGCGCTATACAGAAAATGGTATTGGGTAGTTTAAACTCTAGTCACTGGTTATTAAATTCTAGATTTCTATCTCCTCAAGCATTTGTTGCACCTATAGTTGGACCAACTTTTACAATCGTTTCTACAGGAACAGGCCACTATGTAGATTACGTAGTGACAAGTATCATTGACGGTGAAGAAAGTGATGTATCCATTATTCCTTTCCCTGGTGCTACAGGTGGTGCATTACCTATTCTTCCTACTCAAACTATTACTTTGACGATTACACCTGCAGCATTACAAACAGGTCAGAAATCACCAACTGAGTATAGAGTATATCGTCGCCCTGGACTTGGTGCGAGTTATGGCTTTGTAGGATCATCTATAGGTAATGGTACCGGTACTACTACATTTGTAGACGTAGGACAAAATGCAGACTATACACATCAACCTCCGGCTGCAGGTATAACCTATTTATCTCTATTTGATTACGCAGCTTCTAACAATTCAGCGTTCCCTCCTATTTCGTTAGGTAGAGCTGGCACTGTATATCAGCAACGTTTGGTTACTACATCTTTAAACGATGAAGAAACCATTTATGCTTCACGCCCTGGTTATCAGAATAATTTTCTTAGAGACTTTCCGTTATCTTCAGACTCAGCACTT